CAGCACCTTACTATGGAGTGTTCAATCCTAAAGCAGTTTTCAATTTAAAGAAAACATTAACTCAAGCTGGTTACAATACATCTGCAAGTTCACTTTCAGAAATTGGAAACAAAGCATTAATGGACGGATATATCGGTAAAGTTGCTGGTATTGATGTATTTGAAAATGCAAACATTAGCATTGATGTTTCTGATGACTCTATCGGTGGTGTATTCCACCCTATGTCATTGGGTCTTGCTATGAAAGCTGATTTCAAAATTGAAACTCAAAGAGATGCTTCTCTAAGAGGAACTGAAATCGTAGCAACTGTAACTTATGGTAAAGGTGTAGTTAAATCTAACTACGGAGTTGCTGTAACTACTGACTCTGCATTTTAATTAGAGTATAATATCGTGGGGGAGTAAAATCCCCCACATTAAACAGGACTTAATATGGCAAATTTTTCTACTGATTCAGATTTAACATTCTACCAACCAGATATTTTAGAATTTGGTATAGCTAGTTTTACATCACCAAACGATTACCATGCACAAGCAAGATTAGACATTGAAAGAGATTTAAGAATAAGATGGTTTCCAGTTTATCAAAGAAATGTACAAGAAGATATTAGTGTTCTTGATTCTATTGAAATGGACGGAACTAAATTAACAGATGCACAATTTAAAAGATTATCAGTTTATAGAGTGATAGGTTTTTATGCTTGTACTTTATTAACTAAATTTAATAGCGATAATAACCCAGATAGATTTCAAGTAATGATGGATTATTATAAAAAGGCTTATGCTTCTGAATTTGAAGATTTATTAAGAGATGGAATTGAATATGATGATGATAGTTCTGGTACTGTAACTTCATCAGAAAAAGAGCCTTATCATAGATTAAGATTGGTAAGATGACATTAAAAGTTAGCGACAATATTTTACAAGTTGCTAAAAACTTTGAAAAACAAGTTAGAGAACAACCCTTAATAGTTAAAAAAGCATTAGGTAGAACTGCTGAATTTTTAATATTCTTAATTAAAACTAAAACATCTAAAGGTTTAGATTATCAAGGTAATTCTTTTGCTAGATATACCGAAGCCTATGCAAGATTTAGAAAAGAAGCTGGTAGGCAAGTAACCAAACCTGATTTAAACTTTACTGGTCAAATGTTATCTAATATTATTCAGAGATCAGAACCTACTAATGCTATTATATTTTTTGCAAACAAATTTCAAAATATTAAAGCATTTGGCAATCAAAAGAAAAGAAAATTCTTTGCTATTGGAGATAGAGATGTTAATTCAATAATAAATGTATTTAAAACTGAATTTGAAAGATTAAGCAAAATATGAGTAAAAGAGAATCTATCGCTGGTAATATTATATCAACATTAACTGCTGTTACTTCACCTATTACTTTAAAGAAAATAACTAGAGAACCTTTTAATGTAGAGGAATTATCAGAACAACAATATCCAGCTATATTTATTCAATCAGGTAATGAAGTAAGAACAGATGAAACTATGACTTCTACTTCTGTAACAAGACAAGCTACTGCTGATTTTGTTATTGTAGGATTTGTTAAAGGTACTGACACTAATATAGACACAAAACGCAATCAGCTTATTTCCACCATTGAAACTGCACTAGAATCTGATAGAAGCAGAGGTGGATATGCTAAACGAACTGAAATCGTAGAAGTTACTACTGATGAAGGAACTTTATATCCAATCGGTGGTATCAGAGTAGTGGTACGAGTTATGTACCAATATACTGCTGGAACACCTTAACAACTAACAACGGAGAAACCAAATGGCAACACATACAGGCTCAGAAGGTACTATCAAAATTGGAAATGATACTTTAGGAGAACTAAGATCATTCTCATTAGAAAGTACTGCTGAAACTATTGAAGATACAAGCATGGGTGATTCTGCTAGAACTTACAAAGTAGGTCTAACATCTTTCACAGGAAGTGCTTCTGTATTTTTTGATGAACTAGACACAGCACAAACAGCTTTAGTAGCTGGTGCTTCAATTACTCTTAATGTTTATCCTGAGGGTGCAACTTCTGGCGATACTTACTACACAGGTAGTGCTATCGTTACTGGAAAAACTATCAATTCATCTTTTGATGGAATGGTAGAAGCAGAAGTATCATTTCAAGGAACTGGTGCATTAACAGTAGATACAGTAGCATAAGGAATAAAAACGCATGAGTGTTATAGATAGAGTTAAAGATCATTTTGAATCACAAGGGGTTAAGAAAATTGAAGTTGCCGAGTGGGGCGAGGAAGGACAACCTCTAGTGATTTATTCTAAACCTTTTTCATTAGCAGAAAAAAGAGGATTATTTAAAAATGCAAAGAATGACGATTTAGGAGTTCTTGTAGATGTAATAGTTCTTAAAGCTAAAGACAAAGACGGAAACAAAATATTTAAGTTAGATGATAAACTAACATTACTTAATTCAGCCGATCCAGAAGTTATTGCTAGAGTAGCAACCCAAATGTTAAACACAGTAACTTTTGAGGAAGCCGAAAAAAAGTAAGAACTGACTCAGAGTTATTTTCCATACTAGCTTTGGGGCATGAATTAAAAAAAAGTATGGTAGAAGTGATGGCTATGGATCAGGAAGAATTTACTTACTGGATAGCTTATTTTAAATTGAAGGCAGAAAAAGAGAAACAACATGGCACAAGACCAGCAATTAAAAATAAGACTTGATGTAATAGATGGTGCATCAAAAGCTTTAAAAAAAATTACTGATTCTATATTTAGTATTAAAGGTGCTTTAGTTGGATTAGGTGCTGGTGTAGCTTTTAAATCTTTAGTTAATATTGGAAAAACAGCAGAAGAAACTAGAGTTAGATTAAATTTATTAACTGGCGATATATATAAAGGCGGTCAAGCATTTAATTCATTTACTCAATTTGCGATAGATTCTAAAATACCTTTAGATGATGTTATAGCATCTTCTAAAAAATTACTTGCTATTAGTGCAACTCCTCAAAGATTAGCTAAGAATTTAGAAATCATTAAAAACATTTCTGCACAAACAGGATTATCTTTTGAAACAACTGTTGATCAATTTAGTAAAGCAACTACTAAAGGATTAAATAATGCTAGAATTTTTGCAGATGAGAATATTAGAGTTTTATTAGGAATACCAAAAGGATTAGAAGTTAGTGGTAGAGAAGCACTAAAACTATTTGAAAAAGATTTCTCAGGTTCTGGTAGATTTGGGCAAGCAAACAAATCAATTAAAGATACATTAACAGGAACAATTATAGGACTACAAAACTTATTATTTGTTTTTGCAAGTCAAATATCAACAGGTTTTTTTGGAGAACTTAAAAAACAACTTGGTGATTTAGAATTATTTTTTAACCTTAATAAAGTAGCGATCATAGACTTTGCTAAAAATGTTGGCTCTACTTTAGCTAATGCAATTATATTAGCTAGTAATGCTTTCAAATTTGCTTTTGAAAATGCTAATTTATTAATCAGTTTATTTATTGGAACAAAAGTTTTTCAAGCAACAAGAGCAATACAATCTATGGCAGTTGCTATGGGTCTTTTAAATACTGCTCTTTTAAGAAATCCTATTGCAATAGTTATTGGTGCAATTGCAACAGTAATTGGTTTAGTAGCTACTAATTGGGATAAATTAAGTACAGCTATTGGTGGTTACATTGACAAAATAAAAGAAGCAAAAACAGAAACAAATGCTTGGGCAGTTTCTTTAGGTGGAGAAGTACAAGAAGGATTAGATAATATTAATGGTGATGATATTCTTAAAAAAATTAAAGAACCTTTAAATGAAACTAATAGTAGTTTTGAAGATTTTATTGATAATACTTATAATTGGCAAGATGCTATGGGAGATACATCTATTCTTGATGATATATTAGATAAATTTAATGAACTAACAGAAGCTACAAAAAGTGTATCAACTTCTATTGCAGAAGGAATGGTTAAAGCTATTGATGATTTCTCACAAGGAATTGCTGAATCAATTGTGTTAGGTAAAAATTTAAAAACTTCTTTAAAAGAAATTGCACAAACTATTCTTATGGAAGTTATAAAAGCACAAGTAAAAGAAATTGGTGTTTTATTATCTAAATTAGCACTTGAAAAAGCAATCTTGTTTTATAAACAAGCACAAGCATCAGTAAGTAGCGGTGGCGGTTTCTTAGGTGCAATAGGTAGTTTATTTGGTGGCGGTGGTGGTGGTGATTTAACTGCAACTATGGGATCATTCGCAGAAGGCGGATCAGTTAAAGCTGGAGAACCTATTACAGTAGGTGAAAGAGGTAGAGAAGTATTTATGCCTAAAACAGATGGCACTATAATACCAACAGAAAAATTAGATGGGGCTACTAATATTAATTTTAGTATTACCGCAACAGATGTAAGAGGTGTTAAAGAATTATTAATTGATAATAGAGCAACAATAACTAATATTGTTAATCAAGCATTAAACTCAAGAGGCAAACCAGCATTAGTATAATATGAGTGGACAATTTCCTACATCTCCAGCACCAAGTTCAGTATCAATATCATCAGAACAAATGACTATTGTTAGCACAACTACTTCTGGCAGAAGGCAAGCTAGACAAATAGATGGACAAAAATTTAAACTAATTGCAAGATTTCCTGTAATGACTAGAGCAGAATTTGCACCTATCAAAGCCTTTATAATGAAACAAAGATCACAATTAGAATCATTTACATTTATTCCACCAACAGTTTCAGATGCACAAGGATCAGCAAGTGGAACTATATCTGTGAATGGTGCTTTAACTGCTGGAACTACAACAGCAACAATTGATGGCATGGCTACTTCTACTAATGGCATACTTAAAGCTGGAGATTATTTTAGATTTTCAGGACAACAAAAAGTGTACATGGCAGTAGCAGATTTAAACTCAGATGGTACAGGCGAAGGTACATTAACTTTTGAACCGCCTTTAAGAGCAAATGTTGCAGATAATAATGTTCTTATTTATGATAGTGTTGATTTTACTGTTAGCTTAACCAATGATATTCAAGAATATAGCATTGGCACATCAAATTATTTTCAATACGAAATAGATTTAATTGAGGTATTATAATGGCAAGGACATTATCTAATTCCTTAAAAACAGAATTAGCTACTAATAAATTAAACCCAATTGATTTAGTTTATATTGGTGTAGAGAATGGTTATTATTTTACAGATCATTTCAAAGATATAACTTTTAATAGCAATACTTATCAATCATCTTCTTTATATCTTGGTGCTTCTGATGTTAATGAATCTTCCGAAGTTTCAGTTAGTAATTTAGTTGTTAAATTTACAGGTGCTAATCAAACTATAATAGGTTTATTTCTTAATAATGAATACATGGAAAAACCAGCACATGTATATAGAGGTTTTTTAGATGATAATGAAACTTTAATTAGTGATCCATTTTTATTATTTGAAGGTAGAATAGAAAACTTATCCATAGAAGAAGATGAAAGAACATCATTAGTAAATATATCTATTGCATCACATTGGGCTGACTTTGATAAAATTAAAGGAAGAAAAACTAATACTAACTCACAGAAAATACATTTTCCTAATGATAAAGGATTTGACTATGCTTCTCAAACCTCAAAGGATATAAAATGGGGCAGAGCATAAATGATGTCTATAAAATTGTTTCTTTATACAGGAGTTTTCCTAAGTATGATTGTTTTAAGTATGAAGATATTATTAAAGCAATATTGCCGTCCATTAATCTTGGTCAATACCAAATACACAAAGACAATAACGAAATAATAGGTTTTACTAATTGGGCTTTTCTTAATGATTTAGTAGAACATAAATTTTCCAAAACAGGAAAGTTAAAAGCAAACGAATGGAGATGTGGAACTAATCTTTGGCATATTGAAGCTATTGCTAAAAGAAACTTGAAAGAAATCATGTCTTGGACTAAGAATCATTATACATCTTTGTATGGCTATGAAAAACCAATTAAATGGATAAGAATAAAAGATAACAAAATAGTTAAACATCAAGTAAGATGTACTAAACCAAGTTGGAATAATGGATTAATCTATGGGTAGTTTTTGGGTAAATGTAGCAGTATTTGTAGTAACCACAGCAATAAGCTGGGTAATGAAGCCAAAGCCACCAAAGCAACCAGAACAACCACAACCAGAACAAGGAATACAATTTAACAAAGATGGTAATAATACTTCTATTCCTGTTATTTATGGAAAACGAAGAATTGGAATTTCTAAAGTCTTTTTAGAAACTTCTGGCACAGATAATACCTATTTATATATTGCTGGTGTTTTATGTGAGGGTGGAGTTAATGGTATTGAAGGTATTGACTCTATTTATATTGATGACAAATTAGTTACTTTTAATTCAGCATTTACTCATGGCGGAACAAATACAGTAAGTAGTTCTGATGCTAATTTTTATAAAGATGAAAGTTTAATTTCTGTTCAATCATTCTTTGGTAGAGATGATCAAGTTGCTTCAAGCATATTATCTGAAAGTTCAAATTGGGATAGCGATTATAAATTATCTGGTGTTGCTTATCTAGCTTTTAAATTCAAATGGAATCAAGATGT